CTAATAGTACAGGTCTAACAATTTATAATCCTAGTAATCTAGCAAGTATGATTAAAGGAATGAAAAATAAACATCAATCAAGAGAGGCTAAAATATTAGCGAGAAAACAATACGAAGAAAGTTTAAATTAAGTATTGACACTTATGGGATAATCTTATAGGATTATCCCATAACAGAAAGGTATATATGACAACAGATAAAACATTTAAAATAACTTATTGGGCTAGTAAGCACAAAAAACATATTACTAGAAAAGGTAAGCATGATGACAAATCTCGTTTTGGTACATCAAAGCAAGGTGTTCCATATTATGTTTATTATGATTTAGATAGTAATGGTTATAGAACTGCAACAACAACATGGAAAGTGAGGTACTAAACATGAACAATGGAATATTTTTAACTGTCAATATATTAATTGTATTGACAACTTTAATCTTTTTAAAATTAGTTGGGGGGATATTATAATGTCTGATTATGTATGGTGCCATGGACCAACTTGCCATTTAAATCACACAGTTGACCGAGTGCGAGGCAGTAAGGGTAGTAAAGTTTTACGAACTCGTAAGGTACAATTTAATCCAGAATATATAAGTATGTATTCTTATTTTTGTAGTAATACATGTTACAATGAATTTGCAAATAAATACATTCAACAAGTCATTGCGATTGCACCAAGGACCGAGCCACTTGAAACACCAATCAATGACCCAGAAAAAACTAAACATACAACAAGTTATGGATATACTTATTATGATACAAAGATAACAGAAAAAAATGTGGATAACTCTTAAATAGTATGTTGACAGTTATGGGATTATAATATAGGATAATCCCATAACAGAAAGGTATATATGACAAAAGCAAAAACATTAAAAGCAGAGTACTTACCAGGCGGTGCTAAGAGACAACACATCTTAGACAAAGCAGTTGACTACTTAAGAACACCTGGAGCAACTCAAAACATTAAACATGAGTTTTGTTTAACGTATCTAAAGATGACTGAGACGGAGTATCTTGAGGCATTAAACAAAGCAACTAACGGCGAACTAGTGAGGAACTTATGGAACTAAAACAAAAAGTAAACACAGATGCAGTTGAGTTCAAGATCATCGAAGATGTTAAAGATGAACCAACACTTGAACAAGCACAAGAGTTTGTAGGTGGTTACGTTGAAGGAATACCATTTCCAAATGGTGACTATCTAATAGTAAATGAAGAAGGTAAGTTAATGGGTCTACCATTAAACCCAGAGGGTACAGCGTTATGGCGTATGACATTTACTAAAGACAAGTACTTGTTTGGTTATGATGACTGGGTGTGTGGCCCTGCCATCTTGATCAAGAAGAAAGCGCTCAAACGTTGGGCATAACCTTTCTGCCCTGGCGCTAACGCGCCAGGGTTCACGGATCCCTATCCAATCCCAATCTCGAAAAAAACCTTGACCCCACCCCCCTTTATTTAAAAAAGGGGTCCCACTACTTTAGGTTGTATTGCTTGATTTAGACAGTTTTAGCTGGTAAAAACATGTTGAACACTTTAATTAGAAGTGCAAAAAAATTTTAAAAATTTTTTTATGATTTTGAATGATATAGATATAAGTAAATTACCTTCTGATGTAAGAAGAACATTTAAACAGCTGCAAGTCATGCATGCTGAAAAGAAAATACAAAACAAAGCTAAAAATGATTTTCTATCATTTGTAAAATGTGTGTGGCCAGAATTTGTAGAAGGCTCGCATCATAGACACATTGCAGATAAATTTAATAAACTTGCATCGGGTGAAATAAACCGACTGATTATTAATATGCCTCCACGTCATACTAAATCAGAATTTGCATCTTACTTGTTACCAGCGTGGATGGTGGGCCGTGAACCAAGACTCAAGATCATTCAAGCAACACACACTGGAGAACTTGCAATACGATTTGGTCGTAAAGCAAAAAACTTGATTGATAGTGATGACTATAGAAAAGTTTTTCAAACAACTTTACGAGAAGACTCGCAAGCTGCTGGACGTTGGGAGACAGCTCAAGGTGGAGAGTATTTTGCAGCTGGGGTTGGTGGAGCAATCACAGGACGGGGTGCGGATCTTCTAATCATTGACGATCCTCATTCAGAGCAAGATGCGTTATCTCCAACAGCAATGGAGTCTGCATATGAATGGTATACATCAGGTCCTCGTCAGCGTTTACAACCTGGTGCTAAGATCGTTCTGGTTATGACGAGATGGAGTAATAAAGATCTAACTGGTAAATTAATTCAGAATCAAAAGGAAGCAAAAGCAGATCAATGGCACGTGGTCGAATTTCCAGCAATCTTGGATCACGGATCAAAGAACGCTAAACCAGTATGGCCTGAGTATTGGAAGTTAGAAGAACTTGAAAAGGTTCAAGCAACACTACCGACAGGTAAATGGAATGCACAGTGGATGCAAAACCCAACGGCTGAAGAAGGGGCAATATTAAAACGAGAGTGGTGGCGTATTTGGAAACATGATTGGATTCCTAAATTGCATCATGTCATACAATCTTATGATACTGCTTTCCTTAAAAAGGAAACTGCTGACTATAGTGCAATTACTACATGGGGTGTATTTTATCCAGATCAGGACAGTGCCGCTAATTTAATATTACTGGATGCTATAAAAGGTCGATATGAGTTTCCAGAATTAAGGCGATTAGCCCTAGAGCAGTATAAGTATTGGCAACCTGAATCAGTGATTGTAGAGGCAAAAGCGTCAGGTCTACCCCTAACTTATGAGTTAAGACAGATGGATATACCGGTAGTAAACTTTACTCCATCTAAAGGAAACGATAAGCATGCCCGTGTAAATGCTGTTGCACCTTTATTTGAATCTGGTATGATATGGTGTCCTGAACAAAAATTCGCGGACGACGTCATGGAAGAGTGCGCAGCTTTTCCTTACGGCGATCATGATGACTTAGTTGACTCTACGACTCAAGCAATCATGCGATTTAGACAGGGAGGACTTATTGATCACCCTGAAGACTATGTGGATGAACCACAAGAAAAACGTAAACGGAGTTACTATTAGATGGGACCAAAAGCTTTATCATTTATACATTCATTGGCTCGTAAAACATTGACCAAGGGCCAAGGATCAGGGATCACGAAAATCCCCTCTGCGATGCAAGCAGAAGCTAAAGCGTCCGAGATGTTTACAAACTTAGTAGAAGCAGGTTTAAAACCAGAGATGATGGATGACTTCATAAGAAGTGAAGCAGACGTTGTTAAGTATTTAAATATTTTAGATGCCTATAAAGCAAACCAATTAAAAAATACTAGAGCTATTGCAGCAGACTCTCCAGAAGGTAAAAAAATCACTGAAGCTTTGTTTGGTAAGAGAGGTACAGTCGTAGACATGAAAGGCAATGTCATTCCTGAAGGATCAGGGATCATGGGCGGTGAATCCATTGAGTCATTAATGAAATCAGGAGATGTTACTAAAGGAACGGTTACTAAGAAAAGTAAAAAAGTAACTGACCGAGATATGTTTAGAACTGCGAATGAAAGATTAGGTAAACCTAAAACAGATGTAAACACCATCATAAAAAATATTAATAGATTAGAACCAATCGATGCTATGAAAGAAGCAAATAAAATTATTAAGCGAGAAGGTTATTATAAAAATTTATCTGATAAAGATGCAAAAAAAATATTACAAGAAACAGAAGATCATATATTTGGAAGAGATGTAGAAAGAGACCCAGAAGACTTTTTTGCAACAGGAGGTCGTGTTGGATTAAGATATGGCGGAGATACCATGGGTGGTAAGAATGATAAATCTAAATCTAGTCCTGGTCCAGATCGATCTAAAGTTTCTGCACAACAAGAACGTAGTCATCAAGAAGCAATCAGTAGAGCAAGAGATAGTCAACAGTATGATTACACTGTACCAAAACAAATTGTAAAAGACATTGCAATCAATACAGGAAAAAATCTTGCAGGACAAAAAATTGCATCTACCTTAGGTATAGGTACAACTCCTATTGGAATATTGATGGCATTAAAAGGTTTATACAATCAAACTAAAAACCCAGTTTATTCCGAAGAAGATTTAACATTAAATTCAGCAGTAGATAAATTAGGTAAAACATTATTTCCAGAAGGAAATCTTCAAAATATAAAAGCTACATCTCCTACACAAAAAGATTATAACATAAGAGCTACAAAAGATATGGTAGAAAATTTACCAGGAGGAATAGTAAAAGATATATTTGCTCCTGCAGGAGCATTAGTAATGAGTCCTTTTTATGATGCTGGTCAAGCTTTTGATAGAATGGAACCAGGTTCTGGACTTAGAGGTTTTGCAAAAGCATTAGATGCAGAAAATCCATTAAGCAGTGCCGCTGAAAGATTTATAGGAGCAGCAGGTCCATTAGCAGAAAGATTTGAAGACGGCGGACGTGTTGGATTAAAAAATGGTGGTAAAACTATTACATTAATGGATGGAACTAAAGTTTATATACCTGAAGGTTCAACAACTTCATCTGGAGGTTTAAAAGATAGAATATATTCTAGTTCTAAAGGAGATTTATTAAGAGAAGATATTGTTCGTCTAATGAGTTTTGAGTCAGGTGGACGTGTTGGATTAAGAGGTGGTGGAGCAGATTTTATTCCAACAGAGAAAATGAACACAAATAGAATGAAAATAATTAGAGAATTTTTAAAAAGAAAAATGCCTCATTTAGATTCAGGACCAATAGATAAAAGTATTTTATATGATCTACAAGAAGCTTTATCAAGTGGTAGTGGTCTTTTTCCAGGATATGATGTTAGAAATGATTTACCAAGAGAAGTAGAAGCTAAAGGAGGTGGTAGAATTGGTTTAGCAGGAGGTATGACCCGTAGAGCATTTTTAAAATTAATGGGTGGAGTCGCTGCAGGAATTGGAGCAGTTAAATCTGGAATAATAAGTTCTGGTAAAAAAGGAGCTACTAAAAAAGTTGTTAAAGAAGTTATTAAAACTCCTCCTGTTCGAGGTAAACCAGAATGGTTTGATGCTTTAGTTAATAAAGTTATTTTAGAAGGAGATGATGTAACTAAAAAACTTGCAACTAAAGATAGAGAAATTGTTCATACTAAAAAATTAAATGATCAAGAATCAGTTACTGTAACTCAAGATTTAGATGATGGAGCTATAAGAGTGGAGTATGATTCACCTACTAACATGGGTGAAGAACCAGTAATGATGCAATATAAACCAGGTATGGCTGATGAAACAACAGGTGGTAAAAAACCAGCTGATAAATTTGATGTTGTAGAAACAGAACCACAATATGTTGGTGGACCGGAAGATGCAGATATAGAATTTGTAGGTGAGAGTGGTGGTCCTGATATTTCATATGTAGAGTCCGATTTAACTAACTTAAAAACATTTGCAACGGGTAAAGGACCTACTATGAAAGAATTTGTAAAATCTAAAAAAAGAAAACAAAAAGTTGCAAAAATCAACGACGATAGTTATGAAGCAGCTGAATATTTAGGTGGTAAGTATGGTGATGTTCCTGAAGCTCCTGATTATGCATCAGGTGGTATCGCAAAAATGTTAGGGGAATAACGTGTCTATTTTTGATAGAATCGTAGAATACAGTAATATTTCAAAACCAAGTGAACGTGTACCAAAAGAAGATGGAGGCATGTTAGTTCAACCTAGTGATGACGGATCAAGACCTGGTTACAAAGGCAGTAGTTATTCCGGTGAAACAATTGAGTCTAATATTAGATTTAGATCTGGAAAATATGAAGTAAGTTACAAAGGAAAATCTTTAGGAACTTTTGAAAAAATAACAGATGCAAGAAGAGTAAGAGATCAAGCTCTTGAAACAGAACCTCGTAAAAAAACAGGAACAGTTAAAAAAGGTACTAGAGGATATGTTTTAAGAAAAAGCTTAGATAAATTTTTAGAAAATAATAAAACAAATCCTTCATTTGAAGAAGTTACAAAAAATATAAAGTTTAAAGATGATTATGACAAAAGAAGATATAAAAAAGTTTTAAATAGTATTTTAGAAAATGATGAAAAATATTCTAAATTTAAAATAGATACCGCAGACCGTTTAAATAAATCTCAGCAAGATTTTATAGTAGATAACTTTGAATTACCCAAAGGACAAAAAAATTGGGATTTTAAAAATCAAAAGTACGGAATCAATATAAATGAAAATCCAAATTTGGCTGAAAGAATTAAAAGAAAATTAGATGGACCTAAAAAATTTACAATAGCTGCTGATTCAGCTAACCCTTCCGGTTGGATGATGAATGCTATGAATAGATTATATAAAAATGAAATTAAAAAAGGTGTTAAGCCTAAAGATTTAACTTATCAACCAGTTAAAAATGAGAAAGGGATTATAATTGGTTTTAAAGATAACACAGCAGCTGGAGGAGGTAATACATATTATGGTTTAAAAAAGAATACTCCTGAAAATGCTACACCTTGGACTGCTCATGGTAATTTTAGTAGAGTTAATAAATTTTTAGACATAGCAAAAGGAGCACAAGTAGATGATCCTAGTAAACTTCTTCAAAAAATATTAGACGACAAAGGCATTACTAAATTAATGGGAGATAAAAGTGTTCTTACATTAAATGACGTATTAAGTCATGAAAGATATTTTAGTAATCTTAGTGATATTGCTCCAAAAAAATTAATTGAAAGACAAATTGTTTTACACCACACTAAAGGAGTAGGTGGAGATTTAGCAACGGCGGCAGCAACAAAAGATTTACAGTTATTAACTGGAGCTGTTAATGACAAAGTTAAAACTCTTGAACAAATTGTAAGAGGTACTGTTAATACTCCAGCTAGAAAATTAAATCCTGATGAAGTTTTAAAATTAAAAAACTATGGAGCTAAAATTATAGATTTTGACGGTAAAGTTGTAGGTGGAGGTTTTTTAGATCCAAACAGGCAGATTGCTAATATAGAAAAAAAAGCAGTTGAGTATGCTAAGAGTGGTCAATTCAATGTTAAGACAGTTGCTTCTTATTTAGAAAGATTAGGTTGTGGTAAAGCAGCAGGAGGTAGAGTTTTTTATAATGAAGGTGCAATGGGTTTAACAAAATGTGCAATGAAGGGTCGTAATAAACTAGAACAAATTCTTTTAAAAGGTACAGGGAACACAACAGAACAAACGTTAGCTAAACAAATTTTAAAAGCAGGGCCATTATTAAAAGATGCGGTATCTTTAAGAGGATTGTTTGGACCAGCAGCACTTGCTTTTACTGCTGCAACAGAGGCAGGTTTTGTTGGTTATGATATGTTGGCTGAAGGTAAAACATTTAGAGAAGCAGTTGGAGATAGTTTATTTAATTATGCACTTGGACCTAAAACAAAAATAGATTCTATTGAAGAGAGAAATAAAAGATTTAAGAAGTTAGGTGTTAGTGAACAAGATATTGGTAAAATAGGTGTTTATGAAAGTGCATTACAGGATTTAGAAAAATTTGATAAAACATTTGAAAAAGCTGCAACAGCTGAACAAAAATTAAATGAAGCAACTCAACTAATTGATCCAACTTTATTTCCAGGTACTGTAGAAGAATTACAAAAAAATTTATTTAAAGCAAAAGCAGATGTTCAAGATTTGTATAGAGCAGGAGATCCTGAACAAAGATTAATTGCTGCTCTTGATCCTAGTAATTTAAAAATTTTACAAGAAGCACAAAATTTAGCTACTGTTGATAAACTAACATCAAAAGGTCCTGAATTTTTTGGTAAAGTATTTCCTAAATATGAACAATCAAGACAGGAAAGAATTTTAGATGCTTCTTCTGTTGTTAATCCCGCTTTTAACATACCGGGAATGAGAGAAGCAACTGGTGGATACTTATATGGATTTGCAGGTGGAGGATTAGCTAATTTAACTAAAACAATACCACCTGAAAGTGGTCCACAATCAGAAGGGTTGCTATCCCTTAAAAACCGTGTTATTAACTCATAGGAGAATTGAATGGCAGACATAGATAAAGGACTCCCTAACACTCGTACTGAAATTGAAGTTCCTTCGGAAGAAGAACTAAAAGAAGTTGATGTTCAAGAGGAGGAAGTAGAAAAAGGACCCGTTGAAGTAACACCAGAAGAAGATGGTGGTGCAACTATTAATTTTGATCCAAGTTCTGTCAATGTACCTGGAACACAAAATCATTTTGACAACCTAGCAGATATTTTACCAGACGAAGTTCTAGAACCTATTGGAAACGAAATGGTTCAAAATTACATGGACTATAAAATGTCTAGAAAAGATTGGGAACAAACTTATACTAAAGGTTTAGATTTATTAGGGTTTAAATACGATGATCGAACAGAACCTTTTCAAGGAGCAAGTGGTGCAACGCATCCTGTACTTGCTGAAGCAGTTACACAATTTCAAGCACAAGCTTATAAAGAATTATTACCAGCAGATGGTCCAGTAAGAACTCAAGTTGTTGGAATTAAAACTCCACAAACTGAACAACAGTCACAACGTGTAAAAGATTACATGAACTATTTAATCATGGATCAAATGAAAGAATATGAATCAGAATTTGATTCTATGTTATTTCATTTACCTCTTTCAGGATCTACATTTAAAAAAGTTTACTATGATACTAACATGGGCAGAGTAGTATCAAAGTTTATACCAGCAGATGAATTAATTGTCCCGTATACGGCTACCTCATTAGACGATGCGGAGGCAGTAATTCATACTGTGAAGATTTCTGAAAACGAATTAAGAAAACAACAAGTCAACGGTTTTTATTCTGACGTAGAATTAACAGCTCCTAATTCAGATAATAATAATGAGTTAGAAAAAAAAGAACGTGAGCTAGAAGGTACAAGAAAATCTGGAAAACAAGATGATATATATACTTTGTTAGAGTGTCACGTTAATTTAGATTTAGAAGGTTTTGAAGATAAAAACTCTGAAGGAGAAGAAACAGGAATTAAACTTCCTTACATTGTAACTGTAGAAGAAGGCAGCAGAACAGTTCTTGCTATTAGAAGAAATTATGCTCCTAATGATATTAAGAAAAATAAAATACAATACTTTGTTCATTTCAAATTTTTACCTGGTTTAGGTTTTTATGGTTTTGGTTTGATTCACATGATTGGTGGATTAAGCAGAACTGCAACACAAGCTTTAAGACAATTATTAGATGCAGGAACATTATCTAATTTACCTGCTGGATTTAAACAAAGAGGAGTTAGAGTTAGAGATGAAGCTTCTCCAATACAACCTGGTGAGTTTAAAGACGTAGATGCACCTGGTGGTTCGTTAAGAGATGCTTTCTTCCCATTACCTTACAAAGAACCTTCACAAACACTATTACAATTAATGGGTGTTGTAGTAGGTGCAGGACAAAGATTCGCGGCTATTGCTGATATGCAAGTGGGCGATGGTAATCAAGGCGCTGCTGTTGGAACTACAGTTGCATTACTTGAAAGAGGTTCAAGAGTTATGTCTGCAATACACAAAAGATGTTATGCAGCTATGAAGAATGAATTTAAATTACTAGCTAAAATCGTTGCACAGTATTTACCTCCTGAATATCCTTATGATGTTGTAGGTGGTCAAAGAAATATTAAACAAGCTGACTTTGATGATAGAGTGGATGTTGTTCCAGTTGCGGATCCAAATATATTTTCAATGTCACAAAGAATTACTTTAGCACAGACACAGTTGCAGATTGCAACATCTAATCCACAATTACATAACATGTATCAAATTTATAGAAACATGTATGAAGCAATTGGTGTTAAGGATGTTGATGCAGTATTGCCTCCACCTCCACCCCCTTCGCCAGTGGACCCAAGTATTGAACACATTAATGCTTTAGGTGGTAAACCTTTCCAAGCTTTCCCTGGACAAGATCATCAAGCACACATCACAGCACATTTAAACTTCATGTCGACTAACATGGTTAGAAATAATCCTGCAATCATGGCTGCGATACAAAAAAATATACTTGAACACATCTCAATCATGGCTCAAGAACAAGTTCAACTTGAATTTAGAGAACAATTAATGGAAATGCAGATGATGCAACAGCAAGCAGTTAACAATCCACAGATTCAACAACAACTTCAACAGATGACACAACAAGTAGAAGCAAGAAAAGCGGTGTTGATAGCTGAAATGACTGATGATTTTATGAAAGAAGAGAACAAAATTACTTCTCAATTTGATTCAGACCCACTATTGAAGCTAAAAGCACGTGAAGTTGACCTAAGAGCAATGGAAAATGAACGTAAAAAGGAATATGATAAGGCTCAAGTAGAGTTAAACAGAGCAAAATTGATGCAATCAAGAGAATTAGCTGAAGATAAGATGGATCAAAACGAAGAATTAGCTAAATTAAGAGCTGGAGTAAGCCTTGCAGGCAAAGGAATCAGTCAAGCTAACATAATGATGGATGATTAACCATGCCAATGACTAAAAAAGGTAAAAAAATTATGAAATCCATGAAAAAAAAGTATGGAGAGAAAAAAGGTGAAAAGATATTCTATGCATCTAAGAATAAAGGTGTTATAAAAGGGGTAGAAAAAGGTAAAAAATCATGATGAACTATAAAAAAGAAAAAACAATTAGCATTCCTGATCAAAATGTAGAAATAGATGTAAGATCTAAGACTACAGCGGAAAGAGCTTCGTTCAACAGAATCCCAACAGGAGACAAAGAACAAGTTCAAGGTCAAAAAAGAATGTTAGCTGAGAAAAAAAGAAAAGCTACCTGGTATTAGTCTTATGTTCCCGTGGAGTATCATTGGCACGGCGTTAAAGACGGGTGCTGAAATCTATAAAAATAAAAAAAAGAGCGAGATCATTATGTCAGAGGCACGAATCGTGCATGCTGAAAAGATGAAACGAGGAGAGATCGAGTACAGTGGACAGATTGCTCAAAATCAAAAAGGCGACTGGAAAGACGAATTCGTACTTTTAGTATTGACATCCCCTCTGGCTATTTTATTTTATTCCGTATTTGCTGAAGACGAAGAGATACAAGCTAAACTAGATTTATATTTTCAAAAGCTTCAGGAAATGCCTTGGTGGATAGTTTCACTTTGGGTTAGCGTTGTAGCAGCAATTTATGGTATAAAAGCTACAGATTTAATTAAAACTAATGGAGGAAAAAAATAATGCCAAGAAGAATCAGACAAGGTGGAACAAAAATACCTATGAAAGATAAAGTCAAACAAGATATGACATCTGATGATGCATATAAAACAATTAATCCTAAAACCACAGGTAAACCAAAAAAATATTTACCGGAATTAGAAACATTGGAATTAATAACAGATGATAAACTTATTGAATTAAAAAAAACTAAAAATATGAAAACAGGTGGCAGAGTAAATTTTCGTGGTGGCGGAATGTGTAAAAAAGGAATGAACAAAAAAGCGAGAGGAGTAAATTCATAATGACAAAACCAATACCAGCAGGTAAAAAAGGAAAAGGCATAAGAATGCTAAAAAAGAAAGCACCAGAAGTTGCAAAACGAATGGGCTACAAAAAAGGAAAGAAGGTAAAATAATGTCTAGATTATACAACGTAATAAAAATGATTATACCAGGTTCTAAACAAAAAACTTATGGAACAGGTGCAATCAAATCTATAAAACCAAATGTTCCAAAAACAGAAAAAGATAAAATAATATCAGCTCATAAAATTAAAATGGCTAGAATACCCGGTGAAGTTTCTAATAAATTTAAAAAGACAAATGAAATGGTTGATAGCGCTTTAACAAGAACAAGACAGGATTTACAAAAATTAAGAGGAGAGAAACCAACTAAATCTGGTTTTTCAAAAGGAAAAAACACAGACTAATAATGGCTAAACTTTGTGCAAAAGGAAAAGCGGCAGCGAAGCGTAAATTTAAAGTTTACCCTTCAGCGTATGCTAACATGTATGGCTCTGCTGTTTGTTCTGGTAAAGTAAAACCAGGTGGAAAAAAGAAAAAGAAAAAATAATGAGCTTAAGAAAATGGGTTTCAGAAAAATGGGTGGACATCGGAGCACCTAAAAAAAACGGTAAGTATCAACCGTGTGGAAGAAGTAAAGGGTCAAAAAGAAAATATCCTAAATGTGTTCCACTTGCAAAAGCAAGTTCAATGTCTGCATCACAAAAAGCTTCAGCAGTTAGAAGAAAAAGAGCTGCAGGAAATACAGGACCAAAACCAACTAATGTTAAAACTATTGTGAGGAAAAAATAATGATTAAAAATTTTAAAGACATTGTAGTTTTATTAATCACAACTGGTGTTTTAATTTTATTGGGTATCATTATTATTGGAGACTATTGGGTAGCTGTTAAAGAAGATAGATCTATAGATGATAGTATAATAGTACTTATGAAAATGTCAGTTACAGGATTAATTGGAGTTATAGGTGGATACATTGGAGGAAGTAAAAGCTAATGGCAAGAACAGCAGCATGGCAAAGAAAAGAAGGTAAATCTGAATCAGGTGGATTAAATAGAAAAGGCGTTGCATCTTACAGAGCAGCAAACCCTGGATCAAAATTAAAAACTGCAGTTACTACTAAACCATCAAAATTAAAAGCAGGATCTAAAGCTGCAAAACGTAGAAAGAGTTTCTGCGCGAGAATGTCCGGGATGAAGAAAAGATTGACTTCAGCTAAGACTGCAAATGATCCAAATTCAAGAATAAACAAATCACTTAGAAAATGGAATTGCTAATGTTCGATAAATTTATGTATCGAATATTAGGTTCTCTTGACATTCTATTTGATAGAATTATACCTAACTGTTATGCGAGACTCAAAAAAATTAGAATCTTTTCTAGAAGAAAAAAAACTAAAAGATAAACAAAAATCTTTGTTTATAAACTTGAAGAAAGAAGTTGAGACTGGGGCAAATGGCACTCAGAAATATGTCATTAAGAAAGGCGAAAATAAAGGAAAGGTAGCGGAAATTAATGCAATTAGAGACAGTAATAAATAAACTAATAAGATTTTTAAATAATAGACTCGATTCTCTTTCAGTTAACATAACTTCTGGTGGGGTTGACAGTATGGAAAAATACAAGTATATAATAGGACAAATAAATGCCTTTGAGGCAACTAAACAGGAACTCTCTAACCTGCTAGAAGATAAGGAGCAAAAAAATGAAACAAAGAGAACAGTCATCGACATCAGATCGAAAGATCATAATGCCGAACAATGATTTAGTCGGCGTTAAAAAATCAGAAAAAAAATCAGAAGAAACAGAAGAAGCAAAATTACCGAAGCCTACGGGCTGGAGACTTTTAGTCTTACCTTTCAAAATGAAGGAGAAAACTAAAGGTGGAGTAATACTAGCCGAAGATACTTTAGAGCGACAACAAGTTGCTTCACAAGTAGGTTTGGTTTTAGCTATGGGTCCTCAATGTTATATGGATAAAGAGAGGTATCCTGAAGGTCCATGGTGCAAGGTCAACGATTGGGTTATGTTTGCACGTTATGCAGGCAGCCGAGTTAAGATCGAAGGTGGGGAGATTCGTATGCTAAACGACGATGAAGTTTTAGCAACAATTGATAGTCCTGAGGACATCTTGCATGAGTTTTAACATAGGAGGATACTATGCCAGACGAAGAAAAAAAAACAGTAGATATTGATACATCGGGTCCCGATGCAGAAATAACTATTGAAGAAGCGAAAGACGAAACGGTTGTAGAAACTGCTAGTCAAGAAACAGAAAACACGGATCAAGAAACATCAAAAGAAGAAACAGAAAAGAAGGACGAAGATTTAGAAGAATACAGTAAAGGCGTACAAGCTCGTATTGCGAAATTAACTCGTAAGATGAGAGAAGCTGAAAGAAGGGAAAAAGCTGCAATTGATTATGCTAGAGCTGTAGAAGAAAAAAGAAAAGCATTAGAAGAAAGGTTTGAAAAAACTGATTCTGAATATGTTAAGAAATTTGAGACAAGTATTAAAACTGCTTTAGACTCTGCACAAAAAGAATTAGCTGCAGCAATCGAAGCGGGAGATGCTACTGCTCAAGTTGAGGCTAATAAAAGAATTGCAACTCTTGCTTTTGAGAATGCAAAACTAGAAGAAGCTAAACAAGGGAGAGAAGTAAGAAAACCGGTGGAAACACCAATACAACCAACAGCGCGGATGGATCAATATATTCCAGATTCATCTGAAGAATCAAATCCTGATCCTAGAGCAGAAGCATGGGCTTCAAAAAACCCATGGTTTGGTACAGATAAAGCTATGACTTATACGGCTTTTGAAATACACAAAGAACTGACTGAAAAGGAAGGATATGATCCTAACTCTAACGAGTATTATGCAGAAGTTGACAAAAGAATACGTGTTGACTTTCCACATAAATTTGGTAATACTAATAATAAGCAATCGACCGCCCCTGTTCAGACAGTGGCTTCAGCTTCAAGAAGCGTAAAGCCAGGTCGCAAAACTGTGAAACTCACTTCATCACAGGTAGCAATAGCTAAAAAATTAGGAGTGCCACTCGAAGAATACGCAAAACAACTAAAACTCACGGAAGGAGCGTAACATGGAAAAAGACAAAAACACTTCTCGTGCGAATCAAACACGGTCAAAGTCTGAAAGACCAAAAGTGTGGATTCCACCATCTTCTCTAGATGCACCCCCTGCACCTGATGGATTCAGGTATAGATGGATAAGAGCAGAAAGCGTCGGCTTTCAAGACACTAAAAATATATCTGGACGTTTAAGAGAAGGATATGAATTAGTTAGATCTGAAGAAATCGAAAATGCATCTGATTATCCTGTTGTCGAAGACGGCAAATACAAGGGAGTGATTGGGGTCGGTGGCCTTTTACTTGCGAAGGTACCTGAAGAAATCGCGCAACAACGTCAAGCGTATATGACTGATCGTCATAAACAAAGAGACGAAGCTATTAAAAACGATTTAATGAAGGAGCAGGACCAGAGGATGCCAATCAATGTTGATAGGCAGTCTCGTGTAACCTTCGGTGGTACAAAGAAATAATTTTTTTGTTATTTCTAGATCATCGAAACTAACAACTAACAAACTATTGTAATAGGAGACAATAATATGGCTAATAGAAACACACAAGGTTTCGGTTTAGTTCCTGCAGGAACGCTTGGATCAACTCCAGCGACTTCTGGTCAAGGGAAATATAAAATCGATGCCGGCTATGGTACTACTATCTACAATGGCGGAGCTGTAGCAAGCGCTGCAGGTTATATAGTTAATGGTCAAACAGCAGCTGCACCGGTTATCGGTGTGCTGAATGGGATATTCTACAATGCGGCTAACACTTTAAAGCCAACTTGGTCGAATTTCTACCTTCAACCAATTACACCTGCAAATAGCGAAGACATCGACGCTTTTGTAATAGACAACCCAACACAACAATACATTGTTGCAACTGATGACGCAGTAGCACAAGCAGGGTATTTAGAAACTTATGATATGAATACTTCTACTGGTGATAACACTACTGGTAAATCAGAGGCAACTTTGAACATTGGTGTAACAGGTAACGACGACAAACAATATAGATTATTAAGATCAGCAGAGGATCCTGAAAATGATACTGATGCTGCTTACAGATCTGTTGTAGTTGTTGCTAACTTGTTAGAACTACAATCGTAATAGGAGAATAGGAGATAAATTATGGCTATATCACGATCACAACTAGTTAAAGAACTAGAGCCAGGATTGAATGCACTATTCGGCCTGGAATATAAAAGGTATGAAAATCAGCATGCTGAAATTTATGCCACTGAGTCATCTGACAGAGCTTTTGAAGAAGAAGTTATGTTATCTGGCTTTGCAAACGCACAAGTGAAAGGTGAAGGTGCAGGCGTTTCTTATGACGAAGCACAAGAAACTTTCACAGCTCGTTACACTCACGAGACTGTAGCTTTAGCGTTCGCGATCACTGAAGAAGCGATCGAGGACAATTTGTATGATAGAATTTCTTCTAGATATACAAAAGCTTTAGCTAGATCTATGAGTAATGCGAAACAAGTAAAAGCAGTTGAGCCTTTGATAAATGGTCTGCCTGGAACGGCTACATTTAAATCTGGTGACGGTGTTGCACTATTTAGTACAGCTCACCCAACAGTTGCTGGTACTTTCGCAAACACTTTGCAAACTCAAGCTGACCTTAACGAAACATCATTGGAGCAGTCTTTAATTGACATCGCTGCAATGACTGACGAAAGAGGTTTAAGAATTGCTGCAAGAGGAGTAAAAATGATTATTCCTTCTGAACTTCAATTCACAGCTGAAAGATTGATGAAGTCTCAAGGTAGAGTAGGAACAGCTGACAATGACGTTAACGCAATCGTATCTATGGGTATGATTCCACAAGGATACAGAGTTAATAACTACTTAACTGACTCTGATGCGTTCTACATCATTACAGACGTACCAAATGGTATGAAAATGTTCCAAAGAGCAGCTCTAACTACTGGAATGGAAGGTGACTTCGATACTGGTAACGTAAGATACAAAGCAAGAGAGAGATACTCTTTTGGTGTATCTGACCCTAGAGGTATCTTTGGCGTACAAGGTGCGTAATTAACCTTTTTTATGGGGCCGCCTTAAAACGGCCCCATTTACAAAATATAATGGTGAGATTCATGACAAAATTCATAGTAAAAATATATGCTTACGATCACTACGGTCAATTTACCGTAGAATCAAAAGATGACCCGATTTCCCTTGAACAAGCTATAGTTGACAAACTAGGAGAAAATAGTATAGTTTGGGAATTTGTTGGAGAAAAAATGTATGACTCCAATAAATATAGAATAACCTATGAGGAGGTTATAAATGATGATGCAACAACATCTAGAGGATCTATACAAACAGAAAAAAGTATTGGATCTACAATGGGAGCAGGAGCATCTTAACGAGGGTAGATATACTCTCAATATGGTTAGAATTGACCATAAGGTTAAAGAAGTAATTAACCACATCAAAATGGCTGAAGCTAAAAAAGCTCATTTTGAAAATAAAGTTAATGAAATTGCTCCCCAAGTTTCAGTAGCTACTTAATAAAAAGCTACATTGTTGGATAAATCCACTCCGAACTGTGAGCCCTCTTGCACTCTACTAAAAACTAGTATATATAATAATCACTATACAAAATAAATTGATATGGACGAGTATAGTCGATTGGCCTAACAACTATATCAATACAATTAGGAGGATAAAACTATGGCAACAACTACATTCCAAGGTGTCGTTAGATCAAATGGCGGCGCTGGAAAAGGCAACTCAACACCAAGTGTTGTAGCAATGTCTGAAGTAATCTCTTTTAACGCTGCAGGTTCAAACGTAGCAGTTAGAATTGGTACATCAGCAACAGCAGGTAACACTTTTAAATTACCAGTAGGAGCAATTCCAATTTCATTTTCAGTAGTAGCAGCATCAGCAGGTGCAGGTTCTACTTGTGACATTGGTTCAACAGCTGACCCAGATGGTTTCTTTAATGAAATTGCATCAGTAACTAAAGGAACTCTTAAAGGAGCAGATGGTGCTTTAGTAGTACCAGCAGGTATTACTGCAATCACTGAAGTTACTGCTTCAGCAGGAGCAACTCCAGGTACTGGAACTGTTACAGGTGTATTTACTTACACAGTAGCTGACTCTGGCGCAGAGAGTAACTAATAAATAATTTAGTGTGGGGCTTCGGCCCCACATAAAAATTTAAGGAGAAAAATATGGCATCAAAAGGCGATATACAAGCTACAAGATCAACTGCAGCAGCAGGTGCTGGTGCAATTGTTGCACAACCAATAAGATTAAGAGGTATTATAATTGCTTCTGATGGTGTTGGTGCAGGTGTTTTAGAACTTACAACAACTTCAAATTCTGGAACTACATTATTCATTGGTGATGTTCCAACTGGAGATGTAATTAATTTATCTTTTCCAGAAGATGGAATTTTATTTCCAAAAGGTATTTATTGTAAAACTAAAACTAACGTTGCAGCTTATACATTATTGACAGATAAGTATTCTGGTCCAGGCTTAACAGCTAACTAGGAGTCTAAATGGCTAACACTACTTCGGGTACAACTACATTCGATAAAACTTTTTCTATTGATGAAATTATAGAAGAAGCTTACGAACGACTTGGTATACAAGGAGTTTCTGGTAATCAATTAAGACTAGCTAGAAGATCTTTAAATATTATGCTTCAGGAATGGGGCAATAGAGGTATTCACTATTGGGAAATAGCAGATACAAATATTGATCTTGTTCAAGGACAAGCTGAATATGATTTTTACAGAGCAAGTTCCGATGGTACAAGTGCCACTACAACTCCAACAAATGGCATTTATGGAATGTCAGATATTTTAGAAGCTCAATTAAGACAAAATTATAATACTACTACTCAATCAGATTCTCCAATGGTTAAAGTAGATAGATCTACTTATGCTGGTTTTTCAAATAAACTTTCTCAAGGAACTCCTAATCAATATTGGGTTGAAAGATTTATTGATAAAGTAACAGTACATATTTATCCAACACCTGATGCAACAACTGCTGCATATTATATGCATATGTATTATATCAATAGAATTCAAGATGTTGGTGATTATACAAATGCAACTGATGTACCATTTAGATTTGTACCTTGTATGGTAGCAGGATTATCTTATTATCTAGCTATGAAATTTAATCCACAATTAATTCAACCAATGAAACTTGTTTATGAAGATGAGTTTCAAAGAGCTTTACAAGCGGATGGATCTGCATCAAGCACTTTCATTACTCCTAAAGCTTATTACCCAGGAGTTTAATGTCAAAATTTGCAACAGGTAAACATGCAATAGCAATATCAGATAGATCAGGTGCTCAATTTCCATACAGAGAAATGGTCAAAGAATGGAATGGTTCTTTAGTTCATTACACAGAGTATGATCCTAAACAACCACAACTTGAACCTAAACCTGTTTCAGCAGATGGTGTTGCATTATTAAATGTTAGACCTGCAAGAACAGAACCAGCAACTACAGTTAGTATACCTGATAATGGTTTTGAAACTTATCAAGCCGGATCAGGAATTATAAATGTATATTCTCCAGGTCATGGTTTAACTGATTCAACAATTTATGTTTTTAGAGGACCAACAACAATAGGGGGTAATTATGCAAACCCTAGTGACTTTGATGGAATTACAGGAGCAAACATTGCAAATCCATCTGGATATATGATTAGAACAGGTCAATTTATTAGTGGTGCAAGAGATGCATCTACTGATTATTTAGCTACTAATTTTTTCTATTTTACAGTTAATACAGATACTGCTACAATTGGAAATATAAAAGGAGGAGGTTACGGATGCTCCGTGGGCCCTGTAACAATATCACCATGATAAGAAAAATTAAAAATTTCATTTGTTCATTATTTAATATTAAGCAATGTGCTTGTCCTGAAGAAGATGAACATTTAACTTTATACGTAACACCATCACAACACTGTGATGAACATCCTAAATATAAACATCGTTGTTTAAAATGTCAGGAGGCAGTTAACTAATGGCTGGATTTACTTACGCAAGTTTAACTACTGCAATTCAAAATTATACTGAAGTAGATAGTAATGTTTTAACTTCTACAATTACAGATGAGTTTATTGAAAATGCAGAATTTAGAATTTTAAGAGATGTACCTATTGATGCATATAAAAAACAATCTATTGGTAATTTAGTTACTGGTCAAACAACTATAAACGTTCCAGCTAAAACTTTATTTGTAAAAGGTGTACAAGTTTATGATTCTACTTCTGTTTCTACAGGTTCTAATACTTGGTTAGAGAAAAAAGATGAAACTTATTTACAAGAATATATTCCAGCAGAAACATCAACTGGTATGCCAAAATACTATGCTATGTTTGGTGGAGCAACTGGTGTTTCGGATACTACTTCAGGAAGATTGTTTCTAGCGCCTGCACCTGATAACACTTATGTATTTAAAATCCATTATGAAGCTATTCCAGATGGGTTATCCAGCTCAAATACTACAACTTATATTAGTCAATACTTTCCTAATGGCTTATTATATGCTTGTCTAGTAGAAGCATATGGATATTTAAAAGGTCCAATGGATATGTTGACATTATATGAAAATAAGTATACACAGGAAGTACAAAAGTTTGCTGGAGAGCAACTTGGTAGACGTAAAAGGGATGACTACACAGATGGTACTGTACGTATTCCAATACCTTCACCGTCACCGTAATAGGAGATAAAAATTATGGCAATAACATCGGCAATTTGTACAAGTTTCAAACAACAAATTTTAGTTGGTACACATGACTTTACAGCAACTACAGGTGATACGTTTAAACTTGCATTATATACAAGTTCAGCAACTTTAGGTGCAGCAACAACCGCTTATTCAGCTACAAATGAAATTACAAATGACGCTGGCTCTGCTTACGTTGCAGGTGGTGAAGCATTAACAAGTGTTACACCAACAACTTCTGGAACAACTGCGTTTTGTGATTTTGATGACATCTCTTGGACATCAGCTTCTTTTACTGCAAACGGTTGTTTAATTTATAATGATACTGTAGCAGGAGACCCTGCTGTTTGTGCAATCGCTTTTGGTTCAGACAAAACTGCAACTAACGGAACTTTCACAATTCAATTTCCAACAGCAGACGCAAGTAACGCAATCATAAGATTAGCTTAGGAGTAACCCATGTCGGGATGGGGACGATTTACCTGGGGCCAAGCTTACTGGGGTGAGGATGATTTACTCGCAACAGGTTGGGGTGCTAAACCTTATGGTACAAGTAACTGGGGAGATCTCTCTGGTGAAGTTGTAAGTCTTACTGGTTTACAAATTAATTCAACACTCAATCCTTCAGTTACATTTGAAATTTCTGGTTTAGTAGAACCACTAGGTATTGCTGCAACTTTCTCTATAGGTTCAATTACTAATGTTATTGATGTAACAACTTCTTTGACAGGAGAAGAAATTACTTCTGCACAAGGAACTATTACAACAGAAATTGCTGTTACTCCAACTATCACAGGACAAGAAATTGCAACTGCAGTTGGTGTACTAGATCCAGCAGACCAAGTACTAGGTTTAACAGGTCAACAAATTACATCAGCTCAAGGTACAGCGGTAGCACCAAATGAAGATGTATCTATATCTGGTTTTGAAATTACTTCAGCTCAAGGCACTCTTACTGTTGATACAATTACAGTTGTTGAACTAACAGGTATTGCTGCAAGCTTTAATATTGGAAGTGTAATTGTACCGAATGAAGATGTTACATTATCTGGTTTAGAATTAGAATCTACTTTAGGTATATTAGTTGGAACAGGATCGGTAGCTGTCCCTGTAACTGGAATCCAGTTTACTAGTTCTGTTGGCGCAATAGATCCAGCAGATGTAAT